CAATGAAACAGGTAAGTCACTTGAATTTATTCTCGTATCTTCAGATGTATTCAAGCAACTTGCTAAGCAGGTAGATGGTCTTGCTCGTCCAATCGCAGCAGCGACTAACCCTTCAAATGGATTTGCTTCAATCAATCCAGTTGGACTAACAGGTTCAATCGCAGGTCTACCAATCGTTCTTGACCCATCACTTCCAAATGGAACTTTCTACACAGGTTCATCTACAGCACTTACAACATATGAGTCTGCTGGTGCTCCATTCCGTTTGAATGATGGAGATATCACAAACTTGACACAGCAGTTCTCAGTCTACGGATACCTTGCAGTTGCTGCACAGGACCCTAAGGCAATTGTTCGTGTTGGTAATCCACTGGACTAATTAGGGGAATTTAAATGGACTGGACTGACCTCAAAGCGTATGTAGGTGCTTCTGACTTGGATAACGAGTTTGCAGAAGAATGTTGGGATACAGCAATGGACTTAATTGCATCTTATGTGCAATCAACGAAGGTGCCTAACCAAGTTCTAAAGCGTTGCTACCTTGAGGTTGGTTCAGAACTATTTCATAGACGCTCTGCTCCTATGGGAATCTCACAATACTCAGCATATGACGGAGCACCTATCCGTATTGCAAGAGACCCATTAGCAGGTGTCTATCCACTACTTAACCGTTACATGGTGAGGTTTGCATGAACATAGCGGGAATCAAAGAAGACATTGCAAATATCTTAAGAGAAGAACTGCAGAATGTTTATAAATTCTCACCAGCACGACCAATAGCACCTTGTGCAATTCTTGAAGCAGGGTTTCCTTTCATCAGTGTTAATGATGATGAATATGAAGCAATCTATTCAACTAACTGGAAGATTCTTCTTCTTGTACCAACAGCACAAAATGATGTTGAGACAACAGGACTTGATTCTTTGTTAGATGCACTAATCCCATTGATTTGGGCTAACACAGCAGTATCAAAATTAGATGTTGATAAGCCATTCCTCACAGAGGCAAATGGAGCAACATATTTAAGTACAAACATTAACATCACTATAGATTCACAAGGAGGACAGTAATGTCAAGATTAAAAGGAAAGAACATTGTGTTCAAGGTTGGTTCAACTGACTACGCAGGTTCAGTAAAGAATGTGGTCTTCTCATCTGCAGTTGGTGAAATGGGTTTTGGGGATTACGCAGACTCACTTGATTACACATGCACAGTAACAGGATTCCAAGACTTTGCAGCAGCATCACTATGGACACAGTTGTTCACAAACCCAGGAGCATCACTTGCACTTGAGTTTGCACCACATGGAAATGCAGTTGCATCAGCAACACAGCCACACTTCACAGCAACAGGATATGCAGAAACAGTTCCTGATATGGGTGGAGCAGCAGGGGAATATTTCACATATGACCTAACAATTAAATTGGATGGAAAGCCTACAAAGGTAGTTTCCTAATAGGTTGCAATGGCAGAGTACACAGTCGCAGTTAAAGGATTAAGAGAAGTAGTTAGAAGTTTTAATCAGTACGCAGGTGCTGTTCAAGACTTGAAAGAAGCAAACTACGCCATTGGTTCTAAAGTTGCACAGACAGCCTCTGCCATTGCTCCTGAACAATCTGGTGCATTGAGAAGTTCTATTAGAGCAAACAAAGCAAAGCAGAAAGTTCAAATCAAAGCAGGTGGAGCGAAGGTTCCTTATGCAGGTGTTCAGGAATATGGATGGGCAGCAAGAAACATTAAGGCTCAACCATTCCTAAGAAGAGCAGCATGGACAAACAGGGAATACACAAGAACACAATATGTATCAAACCTGAATGCCATAAGAAGAAAATATATTGGAGGCAGTTAAATGGATATTTCACAATTAAAGATGAAGGACCTTGCAGAGGTTGAAACTCTCACAGGTCTAAATATGGATGAGTGGGACAGTGGTTCTAAGGTAAAACTAACTATTGCCATTGCATTAGTCATGGGTAAGAAGTCACAGCCTGACCTAACTTGGGAACAAGTAGAGAACATGAGCGTTGATGAACTACAAGCACTAACAGGTGCAGAACTCCCAAAAGCGACACTCTCTTAGAACTCATGGGTGATTTCTGTGCAGCCACAGGATATACACCCACTCAATTCTGGGAGTTAACAAATGAAGAAGTTGTATGGATTACGAAGGGGGTAAGGAAGAAAAATGGCTAATAATATTGTTGTAGACATTGTTGCAGATACACGCAGCCTTGTTAGAGGTGTCAATGAGACCAACTCTAAACTCAATTCCCTCAACGGTTCAGTAAATAAAGTTTCAGGTGCCTTCAAAGGCATAGCAGCAGCATTTGGTTTACAGGTTGGTATCTCTTGGTTTAAGGATGCTATCAAGGGTGCAGAAGAAGATAAGAAGTCTTTTGCAGCACTTGCTACAGAGTATGGAGACCAAGCAGATGCCATTGTTGCAAAGGTCAACGGCATGTCAAAGAAGTTCTATGTTGATGATGGAACTATTGCACAGTTAATAGTTGACCTTAGAGGAAAGTTAAGAGCAGAACTTGATGGACTTGCTGGAGATTTAGCAGCAGGAACAATCAACCTTGCAAGACTAACTAATCAGCCTATTGAAGAATTATCTGCCAAGATGCAGAAGGTAGTAAAAGACGGCAAGGTAACAATGACTGAGTTACAGCAACTTGGTGTTCACCTTAATGAAGAACAACAGAAATCATTTGATGCAGCAGTTAAGTCAGGAACCACAGTTCAATGGCTAACAGATTATTTAACAAGTCCTGAGTATCAAAAGAAGGCTCTTGCCATGATTACTCCTTTTGAGAAACTCTCAAAGACTATGCAAGATATTAAAGATGCTATTGGAGATAAACTCCTTAAGGTGTTTGAGAAGTTATTTGATTTCTTTACAGACACAGACAAAAACGGTATTAGCAAGACAAACAAGAACTTTGAAGACATGAAGGACATTCTTATCCTCATAGCAGCAGCCCTTGTTGCCTCAAAGATAATCACACCAATAGTTATGTGGATGAAGGCTGTACAAGGCTTGACCATTGCAAACATTGCCCTCAACATTGCTATGAACGCAAACCCAGTAGGTCTAATTGTTTTAGGTATCACAGCACTCATTGCTGTAGTTATCTTGGTTATCAATCACTGGGATGACTTGGGTAAAGCATTTAAAGCATTCGCAGATAAGTTTGTAGGTTTCTTCACAGGCATTGGAGACATATTCAAGAAGGCATTTGCAGGAGTTTCATTCTCAGGACTATTTGATGCATTCAAGAACATGATTAATAACATCCTTAACTTTGCTAAAGGCTTGGGTGGAACCTTCCTTCAGATAGGTAAGGACATTGTTCAGGGCATGATTAACGGTATTGGTTCAATGATTTCATCAGCCATTAACGCAGTTAGAAATGTTGCCTCAGCAATTACAAACGGTATTAAGAGT